AAAAGCCCCCTTCAGGGAATTGAATCATGCAGTCACTTATAATTCCGTCTAGCCTATTGCTATGGTCTCCCATAGTGATACGGTAATCAACCTCAACCGATTTGAGTAAGTCTTCATGCTGTCCGGTAAATAATAACTGATAGTTGTCCAGAACCTTAAGTAAGGGTTTTACTTTCAACCATTCAGGTCGGGTACCAAAGCAAATAAGAATCATATTACCACTGACAGGATGTCAGCATATAGAGAGGTCTGTTTAAGTACCCTCGATTGGGTCCTACAATCCAGGGGTTTATCGTAGACCCTATATCTAGATACGTATTTTTCTTATTGAGTAGATGTAGCTGGTGGGCTAACATGTTTCCTAAAGGTCCTGCAGAGAAGAGGATTAGTTGTCCTTCCTCCTCTAAAGCTAATGTGAATAGTTTTTCGAAATGCTTGTCCACATAAGGATGTAAGAAAGCTTTCATGTTGCAGGGAACATACTCATCCACCTTGAAGGGAAGCTCACGGTCTTGACCTGCCTCATTAGCTACTAGAATAGTTCTTCCCTCCCATGTGGCGAACTCGGGTATCATTTTATCCAAGAACATAGGGTAGTTAGCATTCACAAAAAGGTTTGCCCATGTAACATTCTGGGTTCCTACGTGGTCTCTCATCCACTTAATGTGGTCGTGTGGTTGACAACAAGGACAGCTTATTCCCACATAATAATCCTCGTGTTCATATTGAAAGGAGTCGAGTAGAAGCTGTTGTTCTTTGAAGTGTTCAGTAGGATTGAAGGTCCAGTTGTCGCAGTTCGTAATCTCCTCGTTGCGCAAAATCATATACTCTCCGTCAGCAAACTTGCTAAACGAAAAGTGGTCTCTGTTCTTCACCTTGTTGTAGATGAATTCAAAATCTTTCGCAAAGGAGTCAGTAATCATTTGAGGTTAGTGATAGATTGTAGGAGAGCCGAATCTAAAACCTCTCTAAGAAGTTCAGCGTTAGGCACAATACAATGTCCCCCGATAGCTCCCTCGGGTGGAGTGAGAGTAGGTCTCACGACATTAGGTTTCCCTAATTTAGTATACCCTTCGTTGTAAGATTCATTGTAATGGGTCTGTGCGTCATCAAAATTGACGCCCCATAAATCACACAACTTCTTCGCATAATCATGCCATGCGATACATACACCATAGTAGGAGGTGTCTAAGAGCTTAGCCACTTCTGAGCACATAGAAGTTTCGTAAACTACTACGTTTAGCCCTAGGTCTTCTAGATGTTGTTTGGCATCCGCAAAACCTTCTCCTCCGATAACCTTATCAAAAGTTTGTAGTCCCTCGAAAAGATTGGGGTGCACTCCTCTGACGGGGGAATGAACGATGTTACCGAACGTCTTTCCAACCTCCCGGGTTGTGCCGGGTGGGACAGTGGAATGAATAATAACTAAACGCGGCTTAATCTCGGCAATATAGCTCTGGACATCGGAGATAAAGGAATGACTCCAAGGAATAGCAATGTTCAAAACGTCTACTCCACCCAAACCATCATCCCGGTCTAAGTCTTTAATGAGAGGAATATACTCGTACTGAATATAAAGCTTATCTAAAGCCTGTCCTATCTCTCCATACCCTATAATGCCTACTGTCATAGTTCTAAAAATTCCTTCCATGTATTATAAATTGTGTCTTCCTCCCAGAGCTCAAATTCGGTAGTAGCATTCTCGTTGCCGTGATACGGAATACCCGCTCTGATACATTCAGCGCGTACTCTTCCGAAAGCTTCAGGAAGCTCGTTAGAATTGGATTGGTAAACACATGAAATAGAATCATATATCTTTTGTTTGTCTAATTCCATTCCCATGTAGATTACCTTTTCTCCTAAGAGTGGTTTTATAATATCATTAAAGTAACTTTTATCCAAACTATTGCCGTAAATTAAAACCTTTTTTATTCCATCAGCGAAAGCTCGCTCAATGGATACATGAGTTCTTTTTAGGGGACATACGGTTCCTATAACTCCAGCCACGCCTTGGGGGTGGTTTCCTGAATCCGCTACGCCCCGAATCGTGTTAGGTATTACAATACCCTCTACGCCCTGCCATTCCTTTTGATTCTCGCTGATAAACCTTATATCGTCGAACCCGGAAATCTCACTCTCAAGTTTCTGTAACTGGAAGATAGCTTTTTCGTGACAGCTCAAAACCAGTCGTCGTGGTTGAGGAGGTCGGGTAGGCATATGGATAAAGTGTCCTATAGTAACATCTCCCTCTTCGAAACAAAAGTTATGGCTAAGGTCACCCCGACACTTATCCAAGTGCCATGGATGAGGACCATAGAAAGTGCAATCATGACCTCGTTCATTAAAAAGGTCACATAGCTCCATCAACGAAAATGTGGAGCCTCCTTCTTTAGACCAGCCGGAGATTATTTTTATTTTTGACATGGTCCAAAATTATAGTGTCTTCCATTTCATTGTCTTGTTTCCACACATCCTCCAACTTCCTTCCTATACCAGTAGTATACCTAAACTTAGGGTCGCGAGAAGGGACATCAGCTCTGCCTCTGGTTAGCTTCCTTTCGTACTCCTCTTTAGATTTAACCCAGTAATGATTTACCCGAAAAGTATCTGCCGTACCGGGATACCTAAACGGACCCGGAGAGTTCTGATGCTTCTCGTCGAGAGCCATCCCTTGAGTATAGTAAAACGAGTGGGGATTTCCCGCAGGGCACAAAGTGTATCGGGGCTGACATATACTTTTAATATGCTTGTCAATATCTTTGCGACGTTTGGTATAATTCTTTAACACTCCTCCCTCAGGTCGCGTCTTATGTCCGTTAGAACCAAAGAACACTTCATTCACTGCAATTCCTGGGGCGCTTCCCTCAAACTTTTTAAGCTCCTCCCGCAAATCCCCCTTGGGGGAGAAGAGAAACTCATCTAGGTCAATGAATGCCATCCATTGAGACTGGTCATTAAATGCGGTTAGCGCATTATAATAACATGCGAGTTGGCACATATCCATATCTGTATTAAAATAAGAAATGTCCGAGGGCTCCTGGTCTTTGATAAACCCATGAGTGCCATCCGTACTTCCATTATCGTATAAATAAAAATGCTCTACTCCTACCCCCCGGTGGAAATCTAACCACTCTTCCAAATTAGGAAGTTCATCCTTCATAACGGCAACTACGCTGAGATATTTCATCAATCAATAGGTTGGTTATAATGTACTTGGTGAGGAGACTCGACTACTGCTTTGGTCTTTTGGAAATCCTGAGCTTCAGCCAGTGCTTGAGCCTTGAGCCCCATAAGGTCTTTATATAAAGTGAGACGTTGTCCTACCACTTTGTTAATGTCGTATAAACCGTCACAGACCGTTTTTAAATTACGTCCCATCTCTGCTACGTGTTTTGGGTCCTTGATACACTTAGTGAGAACTCTCAGCCATTCACTCTTAGAGTTGACAGGGTCAATAAGATAACCTGTCTCCCCGTTAACAATTAGTTCATCGTAACATCCGACGTCAGTTGCAATCAACGGTACGCCATACCGTGCCCCCTCAATAGCTTTAATCTCAGACTTAGAATCATTAAAAGCATTGTTATCCAAGACTGCCATGTTGATGTCGATATTGGTGTACATCTCTCCGTAGGTATTGGGGGGCATTGCGGGAAATATGTTGTAATTTCTATGTCCTTTAAAACCTGCCTTAAACATACGTTCATAACCTTCCCAAACATCCCACTGCCAATCCCTTTCCTCGGGAGCCATAGGGGGTTTCCCATAGAAACCCCAGTGAACATTCTCCATTCCTACTTTTTGATTTACTAGCCACGGAATTCCAACAAAATGTTTTACATCCACGTCATGGTGAATTCCTCCTACCCAGCCTATCCTGGTAAACTTCTTACGGGGCTTAGGCTTTTTGGGTAGATTCCAATGTGGTAAGCTATAATCTATCGTGTTCTTTATTACCACTAACGCTCCTCTCACAAACTCGGCTATACGTTCCGCGAACTTTCTTTGCGTTACTGTAACCAAATCTACATTATTATAAATGTATTTTGTTATCTCATCTAGTTTTTGTTCCGTGTAGACATTGTACAAACGGTGTCCTTCGTACAGGTCAGTAAGAAGGTCGTCTGTATCAAAGTGTGTAAAGGCTCCAAACTCATTAGCCTTCTGTAGTATGTGAAGAGTATAAAGCCCTCCATAGTTATGAATGTTCTGCGTGAATACCACGTCAGCCCATTTCAAATTTTCATAGTCATAATCCGGAGGAGTTTGCTGTCCGGGTACCATGTTCTCCCCTTCTCCTGAGGGGGAAGTCCACCCTAAAGGGTTATCATCCCAACGAATCTCCACTTCGTCAGGATATAACTGTTGCAGTTTTTCCATCGGTAGGAGGATGCGATAGTAAGCGCACCCTCCGTGATTCGATGGACAAGCTAAAACCTTTAGCTTATCTGCCATGAACTAGTCCACCTTAAGGTCTTTCAGATGGGACATATAGTCCTGGTCATCTGCGTTCGGTGCTTGATAATCTGTTCCTAGATTATCCTCCGCTGGAGTGTTAGTAGCTACAAGGTCCGTCATTAAAGACTTGAGTTCGTCATACTCAGCGACCTTTACAAGACCGTGAATGTCATGAAGCTCATCCATGTAAGTTGCGTTCTCCTTAGCAGTTCCTGCGGAAGATGATTTTGGTTTTGGTGCAGACTTATCATAGTTTGGCCATTGTCCTTGAGTGTCTTTAACAATCTTGAAATCCCAACCAGTTTTTAGGTCGGTGATATCTCCAAAGTCCTCATCAAAGAAACAGTCGAGAACCTTACCAAAAAGCTTTTGTCCTACTGACAGAATCTTAACAGAGTTATCTCTACGGTCTACTACGTTCATGTAGTACCGTTTCCAGGCTTTAATCTGACGTGCAATGTCAGCCATTTCCTTACCCTGCGG